ACAAAATGTAGGAAAAAGCTCCTCGACACCCGCGACGGGTTGTCGAAGTCAAGGGGCATAGGAGTAGCCGTCGCTTTGAGTAGCGCAGGCTTCTCAACGCCGCGGGCCGCCTCGTACAACTCATCAGCCTTCAACCCCATCCTGTCGAAAATAGGGGAGGGACCGACCGGAGCAAGCGGGATCTGCGATATCACTACCGTCGCGGTGGCTGCAGACGGAGAAACCAATTGCACAGTGCTCCAAGTAATGACACTAGCCGCGGCGCCGGATAATGCCACTCCGTATGCACAGGAGAAAGACGTAGGACATCCCAAGGCGGAACCACCTGTGCCAACTGGAGCTGCGCTGAAAGACGTGCCATTGGTGATGACAGTAATAAAAGGCACAACCAAGGTGACCGCCGCCGATCCTCCTCTCCAGGTGATGGTAATTATATAATCACCTGCGGGCAACCCGGGAGGCAACGTCAACACATTGCCCGTAAAAGACGCCATGAAGGTGTTGAAGTCTTCAGGGACCATACCTCCCGATGTGCCGAAGATCAAAGCCTGGGTCACGGTGCCGGCCACCCCCGTCCATTGACCGTAAATGGTGCTCGAGGCTGCAGAATCGTCACTGCGCGGAAGCGTAGCAATGCAATCATAAGTGATCCACAATTCCCCAAGGATGGCCCCGGAGGATGTTTGCCCCCCGACCGCCAAGGTGGTGCGACAATGGTCGTAGAGGTGCAGATCGGAACCGGCTGGCAAGGATCCCGTCCGCACAAATTTCTTGGGCAGCACCAAGATGGAAGGGTTGCACTCGATCCAATGGGCAAACGTTTCACTGGGCTTACGCGCTACAGAAAACTGCGACTGAAACATAGTCTTCTTGGAAGTGAACAAGGGCTCTGACACGTCGTATTGGCTACCCAACGCCACGTAGCCCAACCCCGGTGTAGCGGAGTATTCGGAGGCTTCCGACTCGAACACAAACATGGCACCCAACAACGAGTACTGCTCATAATTCGCAATCGATCGACTAGCCCAAGGGAAAGTCTCGTTCATCCCGGGGTTGACGGGGAACTCCAAATGTGCAAAAGGGGTGCTCGAGGAATACACATCTCCAATGTATTCCCGGTGGGTGAACCTGGTCTCTGACCCGATGTTATGAATGGCCGGTACTTCATTGCACATCTCTCCATCAGAGAACCCTGCAGCCAAAGAATTCGTCTGAGGCAGCACCTGGTCGGCCAAATTGCTCTCTTCATAATCACCCATGCCTGCCACCAAGGGGATAATATGCGGAG